TTGAAGGCGGCGATTAAAGCCTACCGACACATCAACACAAGGACAACTAATGAACAACTATAAACCCGGATGGAAAAACCCCAATTGGTTTTATGTTCCAGCAAGACACACCAACATTCTTGAAAGTTTTAAAAGAATAGGTTGGCACGCGCCAAGTCAATCACGCGTAAAGTCTAGTGCCGCTGCGATCAATAATTAGCGCTTGCTTGCGTGGCTTATCAGTAGGATGGTTAGGGATAGAAATATGGCACCAACTGTCAAACTCACGGATAAGTTGATCATATTCAAGCCCAGACGCCATGAGCGCTTGCACTACCTCATCTGGTTTCATGCCAGGCACACGGATGTCAGCCGCGCACCCTACACGATGTTGGCTAGTGTCTTTAGAACCTACGGCATCATTCACTTGCTTAGACCGAAATGCTGAGTTAATCATAATCGGTTTGCCACGCAGTACCATTTTTACTTTTTCAAGAAATTCAGCTAATCGTTGTAGGTTAGCAATCTCTGCATCATTAGGAGTGTTGTCAAACTCACGGTGGTCGGTATGCGTGAGTTCTTCTAGTGTAAAGTGTTCAGTTAGGTTCATTTAGCGGCTACCCCTTGAAGTTTCTCAAATGTTCTTAGACCACCCATACCCAACATCCCCATGAGCAGTTGCCAAAGGTTATCATCAAGCCCTGGCAATGGTGGAATTACAACCCCAAATATACCGGCAATCGTGCCTGCTAACGGCCTTAATAAGTATTGATATGCTAACGCCAAAGCGCATACCCAACCGCACGCTGGGCGCCAGCCTGACACGAATAGAGAGGAATTAGTAGCTTCTGCTTTATTGATGTCAGTCTGCGCAGTCATAGAAGCAAGTTCACCAGACTGTTGTAACTTTAGAAGTTCAAGTTTTGCTTGGGATGCTTGTGCTGGGTCGGGGAAGATACGTGTGATGAGCGTGTTGCCAAGGTCGAGCGCCGCGCTAATAGGATCTAAACTCATTTGTCAGCCTTTCGGTCTAAGCGATCAAAAATCTTTTCTAAGATGGATTCTAATTTGTCAAATCTTGATTCAATATCTACTTTGCGAACATATTGTGTGGGTAAATCCACTTCAATTTCTTTAAGGTCATTTTTTAATTGCTGAATAGCATCCCATAATTGTCTAGCAAACCATCCGGCACAAGCTAAAACTGCAACAACTACAATATTAAATAATGACTGATTTTCCATATTATCTCGCAAGGGCATTTTGATTAAGTTGTTCTGGTGCTAATTTGTTTCTGTTTGTTGCGCGATTTATGGCAGTACCAACTAAAGGTGACCATTCTTTACTGTCGTTTAACACATTTAAAAATTTAGTCCTTTCAGATGCAGGTAAAGTATTTAATATTTCATTCATACTTTTACCTGACTCCGCACCTTTAATTAACACTTGCATTGCTTTGTCGTTAATTTTACCTTCAATAGTTTGAATTAATTTTTTAGCAACGGCAGTTTCTAACCCTACGAAACCAGGAATTTTTTCTGCCCAACTATTTTCTTTAAAACCTAATGCACGGCGAGCAGTATTAATCTGTTCTTTAATTTTTGCATCGCGTACAATTTCATCTTTAATTTTTAGTAAAGGTTTTATTTTTTCAGACATTTGCACCGCAATATCGTAATTGCCTGGTCCAAATATGTCTTGAACTGCTTTTGTGTCATTACCTTCAACCAATTTAACAAAAGTATTCTTATCTGTCGTGTATAAGTTTCTTAACTTATCAGCCATTTCCATTTGTTCAATTTGCTTTAATCCGGCTGAATGGGTAGCTAAATAATCACGCCATGTTTTACCTCCAGCTTTTTCAATAGCATCATCAATTAGAGGGCGAATTTGCGTTAGCATATCTGCTATGCGTTTACTTTGCGTACTAGGATCAAGCCCATTAGATCTTAATTCTTTTTCAATAGCGTCGTTAAGACCAGTTTTACGAATTTGGTATAGATCGTTAACATCCATAATTCCACCACCAGTCTTAGCCACATTTTTAATATGTTGGTTAAGATTATTTAATACACTTACTTGTATTGGGTCTGCCCTTGTGCCTACTTGATTTGCAAACTCACTTAATTTTTTAGTAATAACACTAACATCTAAAGGTTGTATTCCTTTAGCAGTTAAATCAGCTAATTTAGCTTCAGCATTTCTTGCAATTTCGCCTTGCGTTAATGATTCTGCGGCGGCTTTATTAGCCACTTCATCTGCTCTATTAGCTAAATTAGTTAAATTAGCGTCAGTAGCCAAATTAGTTGGCGCAGGGTTAATTGCTCTTGCTTGTACGCCCGGCGCATTAACACCTGCGTTATCTATTAGCTTAGGTGTAATATTAAGGGGTTCTATTGTTACTTGTGGGTTACTTAACCGGCGCACTTTTTCTACATTAGCAGCTGCGGCTTGTCTAGCTAAATCGGCTTCTTGTTGTAAAGGAACCATAATTTCCTTACCAAGATTAGCGTTTAACATATTTTCTTCACGACCACGTGTAGTTAAATTATTTAATGTTTTATTTGCTACTTCACGGCTAGTTTTTGCTTCTGCTTCGGTAGCACCTCTAGCCATATTTGCTATCATATTAAACTGATCTTGCGCTTGTTTAGTTTTTAAAGTGCTAAATACTGCTTTAGTATCTTTACCTTTAACAACATCAAGAAACGCTTGCCATACGTCATTTTGAATACCATACGCTGCTTGTGCCGCGTCTATATCCATTGGTGCTATGCCATTGGCTGCACGAATCTCATTAATCGTATCACCAGCCATTTTACGAGCAATTTTACCTGCTTCAACTTTAGCAGCTTGATTAGTAGCTAAATCCCAAACTTTACCTGCGGCAATAGCAATACCTTTTGCAACCGGTGGAACTGCAATAGGCACGGCAGCACCTATAGCGCCTGCTGTAGTATTAGATTGCTCAGGACTAATTAACATATTTGTAACTACGCTTGTACCGGCGCCGCCTGCACCTTGCACACTTAAATTTAATATTTTTTGTAACGCGTTAGTTGGTACAATTCCTGTTTTAAAGCCACTTGACGCTAATGATTCGGCAATTGGCGCAGCAAATTTAGCCAATGCAGGGTTTACAGAACTAATTTTAGTTACCGCGCTGCCTAACGCACCGGGTACCGCCATCGTTACTGGGTTAAATACCTCGCCAGCAAACGCAGCCGTTTTAGTTACTGGTGCATAACTTTGTTGATTAACACCTTGCACAATCTGATTTTTAGCTTGTAACGCTTGTTCAGTCATAGATAGTGGTTTTTGACCAGTTATCATGCTAGACATTGTTGTTGCGGGTTGACCCACACCTGTTACTTTACTAGCTAAATTGGCTACGTTTAAAGGTATTGATGCTGCGCCCATTGCATAGTTAATAGGTACGCCTGCCATTGTTGTTAACGCTTTAGCAGCAACGCCTGTAGCACCTGTTGGTGCTGAATCATATCCTGCGGTGTTTAACGGCAAACCGGACATTGGATCGTACTGCATATCCTCAACGCCTTGCGTAAACATATTGCCTTTTTCAGCGCCTACGTTTTGACGTTTAGGGGGTGTTTCTAAATAAGACAATATATCTGTAGGCTTATACCCATTATCTAAAGCCGTTTTTACTTTTGAACTGTAATCTGGCAACGTACCAAGATGCTTAGTAATAGCCGCATCATCATACCCCGCAGATCTTGCTTGTGCAATTTGTTCTTGAATAGTAGTCATTATGGCTTAGGTTTTGGTTTAAATATATCATCAAGTGATGGTTTTTTTGTACCTGAAGGTGCAGGCGCAGTAGGATTTGTTGGTGTTGGTGTTGGCGTTGGTTTTGCGTCTGAAGGTAAGTCCATCAACCCAACTTTACGCATGCGATCAACAACTTGACTCCATGCTAGTTCGCGTGTATCTCTAGGTAGAGTATTATCTGAAATTTCACCTAACCCCGCCATAATAAATTTACGATCATCATTGGAAATACCCGCGCCTAATTTACCACCAAGTAAATCAGTTGCTATTTTAGTTTCAAAAGTTTTTAATTGACCAATAGCATCTGCACCTTCTGTAGATTCACCAATTACCCTACCTAAAAAGTCAACTGAAGCGCCGCCGTAACTACCAGTAGATTTTTTAATTAAGTTTCTAACTTTATCTTCACCACTTATAGGATTAAAACCAATAGTTTCAAGAACTTTTCTAGCGCCTTGAATATCTTTAACTCTTGATACTTCTTCAGTAGCCGCTAATTCACCACCTTTTTTAACTTTAGCCATGTTAGCTTGTGCTTCTGGGTTAGTTTCAAAGTTATATTTATCTCGCGCTAATACTAATTGCCCAGCGCTAGTAGTAGCGTTCTTTTCGCCAGTTGCCGCTATTCTATTTTTATGATCAACTTCAAATCTATCTTTTACATCTAAAATATTCATTGCGGTATTTTTTTGCCATTTTCTAAAATCAGGTTCTCGCGCAATAGATTGTTTAAGTTGGTCTGCTTTTACTTGATCAATGTCACCATTAGCTAAATGTCTTTCAACCCCCGCAATTGCTTCTTGCGGGGTATTTAAATTAATAATGTCAGTAACGGCTTTGTTCATTTTTTTTATTTTTTGCTCAAATTTAAGCCCTTCTACTTCAATATTTTGCTTTTCAATTGCCCCAGCTTGTTTTTGTTCTTCTTGTTGTGCTTTTACTAAATTAGGAAGGTCAGAACCAAAACCACCTTTTGCCGCGTCGCTATACACACCTGCGTAATTAATCTTACCTGTTGTTGGGTCAGTATTTTTTGCAAAAGATTGGTTAAGAAAATTTACTTTTTCATCCCCACGTTTAGCCGCCGACAATTGATATTGCGCCAATGCGTTTTGATTCTGCGCAGCCATATTTTGATTCTGCGCGTTTTGAATCTGCGACAACGCCGCATACTGATTCATTGGATTTTCTACTTGGAGTGGTTTAACTCCTAATGCAATGTTGGTGTCAATATTTGCCATGTTTATCCTATGAAAGGGTCAACAGTTGAAGGAATAACCCCGCCACCACCGCCGCCATATATATTACTGTTGCCGTATTGATTAGCGTATGAAGACATATTTCGATTGTTAAACGCATTTAACATATTCTGATTTTGATTGTAGTTTAAATAAGTTCCTAACCCGCTTGTTATTGCGTTAGCGCCACCTACTGTACCGGCAGCATTTGCATTACCTGCACCGATAATATTTCCGGCAGCTGAGTTACCAAAAGCCCCAGCAGCTGCGGCTTGGTTATTTGCTGATCCTTGCCCCATACTTGCTAGGTTTTGTAACACACCAGTATTAGTGTTGTATGCTTGTAACTTTTGCGCGTTACCAGTTAAATAACGATTGTATGCGTTTTGATATTCTTGTGATCCTGCTTCTTGACCATAGTTGGTTGCAGCACGTAATGCGTTGCCAGAGATTAAACCACCTCTAGCTGCGGCTGACGCGTTCAAGCCTTTCATGCCTTCGTTAAATCGAAACGCATAGCCTGGGTCGGCAGAGTAATTAAACGCATCAGGTGTGTAAGGTGTTTGACTAGCCAATTTATTGGTAGCGTTTACACCAACGTCATAGAATGGTTTGTTTAATTCAATCTGACGACCTAATGCGTCTTGTTGAACTTGCGTTGCTTGTTGCGCTGCTTGTGCTTGGGTACTAGCCGCCTTGTTAGACGCTAACCCACCGATTACGGCGCTGCCTACAACGGCTCCTGCTACCCAAAAAGTCATAGTGTTACCTCTATCTGTTGATCTTTAATAGTATTACCAATAGTGTACATATCGTTTGCATCTGTTTCAACTAATTCAGCTTCAGCATCTTCAATTGTTTTAGCATCTACAACATGAAAAGTCATACATAAAGCGTCTGTTTCTGCATACACAGCACGTTTTGTACCAGGCGTACTACACAACAAATGTGGGCCAGTAACTAATTGTACCCCATCATCTGTAGTAATTGCTACTGTACCTGATACGATTAAATAAAAATGTTCTTTTTTGTGAACTTTACCAACCACTAAAACACCTGCTGGTCGCCATACTTCACGGCAATACATCCCTGCATGGAACGTATGGGTAGTCTTAGGTTCATATTGTGGTAGCTTAGAAATCTCATGTTGCAAGTTTTCTACCCTTTGACGTAAGGGTACATTAGGCAACAACCCTTTGCCGAATGTCATGGTTATATTCATACTATTTTGATGAAATAGGTTGTGTGGTGATAATACGCAAGATGGTCACGATTACACTAAGACCAATACCAACAAACATTTGTTGTACTGGTGAAATATGCAATAGAAAAACATAGCCTTGCAAAATTGATAAGACCGCTAACAGTAAAGCAAATAAGACTGTGCGAGATTTTAAAAGCTGAAGTAAAGTATTAATCATATTATGTCGCCTGTGTTTGTGCGGTTAAAATGCCATTGGTAAATGTCATGCTACCGTTGGCGCCTAAAGAAGTTAATTTAGCGGTGTTAATTGTTACTGAAAGCCCACTACCTAATCCTAAATTAGTTCTTGCGGTTGCTGCGTCTGTTGCACCTGTACCGCCGTTGGCTACCGCAAGTGTGCCAGCTAGTACGATAGCACCTTTAGTAGGCGTGTTTGGCGTTAACCCTGTTGTGCCACCACTAAAGGTTAGTACACCATCGTTATTAACAGTTACATTGGTAGTGCCTGATTTAGTAATTCCTGTGCCAGCAATAATAGATATAACACCGTTATTGGTAATTGTTACTGCGCCAGTACCACCACTAACAGCTATGCCAGAACCTGCTACCGCCGAAGTAACGCCGGTGTTATTAATCTGAATGGTGCCATGCCCATTAGTTACACTAATTCCGGTGCCGGTACCTAAAGTGTTTTTATTTAAACTATTATCGGTGCTATTGCCAATCAGCAGTTGACCATCGGTGTAACTTGTTTGGCCTGTACCACCGTTAGCCGTGCTAATTCCAGCGCCAGTACCGCTGCCAGTTGTCGTAAATAGATTATATAAAAACCGATACCAAGCAGGCGTAATATCGCCAGATTCTTTGTCTAGGAATGGTGTCCTAGGCGCGGGGATTTTGGTGATGTCGGGATTAGCCATTATTTACCTGTTGCACTCACTAATAAATTGGCGCCCGTAATAACTAGCTTTATTGGGTCTGTGCCAGATATTTCATAGACACGATCGCGTAACTTGAGTGTCATGCCAAGCCGACGCCAAAATGCTCGATAGCCATATTGACCAATTTTACCCATCTGTGTCCAATGTTCGCTAGACCACGTATGCCCACCATCATCTGACCAACGCAACATGACTTGAGGATCACTACCTTGCCCCGCGTTAAGCCCAGCACCAGACTCACAAAGTAACTGTAATCCATGTTGTGCGGTACGAACTAGCGTATTTGTATTCTCAGGGATGGGGCGCCATGAGCGTAACCATTTTTGTATATCGCCATTATCTTGATAAGTATCTAAATCCAATGCGTAAATGTTGCCGTTTTCATAATCGCCTACAATAATTTTATTGTTGAAGGTCATCTGGCATTGTGATCTGTGACGTGTAAAGTCTCCATTTGACCATCCTGCACGTTCATGCCATGCGCCTGTCGATACATCGTAAACCCATGTCTTACCCGCAGTTGGGAATGATATTACATAAAACGCATGACCTTCTTGTTGGTAAGTGTACGCCCTTGCATCAGAAACGTCGCCGTAGCCTTGAATAGCATATTCTACGGCGTGGGTTGAAATGCGTTTGCCTGTGTAGCCTTGATTACGATAAATGATTCCATAACCCCTTGGATCAGCACCGAGCCAAAACAAACTATTGTCTAACTTGCAAATAGATGACTTAGCAATACAACCAATCTCGTTATACGCACCTTGAATCGGTGCTAATGGAAATGGTACAGTTGCAGCGTCATACCAAACCTCAATAGTGCCTGTGCCAAACACCCATGTTTCACGGTTATTAGTTACAACTGCTACCACATTGTCTGGTGAACTTTCGGCAGCGGCAAACGCTAATGGGTCGGTAATCATGCCATCAAAAATATTGGTAACCCAAAGGATTTGCGAGTTGGGTTGATTGTAAACAAAGTACCCATCAATGTAAGAAATGGTGCTTGCGCCTGCTGGTGTAGTAGCCTGAACAAAAGTGTTAGCTGTTTCGTTATAGATAAACAAGTCGGGGTCACAAGCGATGGCGATTTGCGTGCCATTATCGGCAATCGAAACAGGGCCTGTGCCTGTAATGTTGCCTAACTTAGTAGCCGTGTAATCTGGCAAAATCTTATAGAACTCGCTACCAGATGCAACATACGCATCATTGCCATTAGTTTGATGAGTCCATAGCCCACGAATAGGGCCTGTACCAATCGTGGCTAAGTTAAGAAGCCCAGGTGTTCGGTTAAGAAATCCACCTGTTAGTCCACCTTCCGGCACGGCTTCTGGGAATAAGTTGACCATCCTACTGTCGGCAGCATTAACTGATCGCGCGACGTAGGATTGTCCTAATATGGGCGTAAGCATTAATAGTTACCAGCAAAGATATTAAACCGTTGACGTGTGCCAACAATACTGTATGGTAACGCCATAATATCGTCAGGATTGTTTTGACGTTTTAAGTCACGCTTCGATGTCATTGCAATGCGTGCGACAGTCGGTGGTGGCTCAACCCCAAACTCAGGTGCAATTTCACACGCTAAGTTATATCTAAAAGCTCTTAAATAGCCTGGTGGCATATAAATAACAGTTGATAAAGATGCAGGCTGATCCATTTCTTGAACAGAAATGATATGCCATTCAAGTACCTTAGTTGGCACCGGATAGACAGTCATGGTAATGTTTGGAAACTCCATGTTGACCCACATTACTTGTGGATAAGTAGAAGTTACTGTTTTAACTGCAATACCATCGTATTGTTGTTGGTTAATAATTTTAATGCCATACGAAATATTACTAGCAGGATCTCGAAAGTAAGTTGAATCGTCAATTGCTACAGGGCGAACCCCAACAAGCGTACCAGTAGGCCCAAGTCGTTGAGTAATAACACCTGGCGCCCATGAAAATACTTGGTCAATCGTGTTGTAAATCATTAATCGTTCGGTATTCCACGAATCAATCATCTGATTTAACGCAGTTAAAGCATCTTGAGATGTTGCAGCAGAGGGTGTTTCGCCTTCAGCTAATATGCCTAATAAACGTAACGCCCCATTAATCTGGTCGTTGGCAGTTGCCATATCTCATCCTTTATTGAACTGTTTTGCGTCGGCTTCTTGGTGCTAAAGCATTTTCTACTACAGGTGCTTCTTCAATAACTTGTGTTTCATTTGGGTCGTATTCTTCCCAACCATGCTTATAATCATGCTCTACTTCGGCTTCCATTGACGCGACTTTTGTGCCGTGTTGGGGATGTCTTAAATAGGTGATTGCCATGTATTACCTTTGTTAGTGAGGGGGTGTTTAGCCCCCTTGTTTATTACGATGCGCCGTGAATAATTGCGTAGTTAATAACAACTGCTTCAGAATATGAAGTTGAAGCAGTTAAGTTACGTAACGTAATTAATGCAGAACCTGCCGCCAAATATGAAACATAAATGGTGTAAGCCCCAGCAGCACTACCAGTAGTGTTACTGCCCACGCAAACAATCATCGTGTCATTGGCAGAAATTAAGTTATTGGTTAATACAAATGAAACCGCTGTTGCACCTGCTAAGGCAGCGTTGTTCATTGTGATACGACCAGCAGACTTGTTTAAGGTCACGCCAGTAGATTTATCGGTTAACTGAGTTACAGTACCTTGAGCGGCGGTAGAGTACCCAATTTCTTGACTTGCGTAACAAGTCGTAAATTCGGGATCACTATACGCAACGCCAACTGCTTGAGTATTAGGCATAATTTTTCCTTTTAAAAACCCCACCGAAGTGGGGCGTTAATATTAACCAGAAATACGGTTAAATACGTAAGTTGCGTCGCCTGATTTGCGAACACGGAAAGTACAAGCAGAGTTAGCAGAAACTGCTGCAACCCCAACAATTGTACAACCTGTGTTAGCAGTAACAGTTGCTGCGTTCGTGCCACCAATGTTAATAATGCTAAATTCAAACGCACTATTAACCTTCATGCTTGAAAACGCTGTGTCGATATCTGTACCTAAAGGTAAAGTTAAGTTAGCTGCTGCGCCTGTGTAAGTGATAATGCCGTTTGCTAACTCAGCGGGAGTTAATGTTGCTGCTGCTGTCTTAGCGATTGGTGCTGATTGCGTCATTAATGTAACTTCAGCTAAATTACCATCACCTACTTGATACCCACCTGCTCCATTTGGAAATGCCATGATATAAATTCCTTATAAAAAATAAATTAAAAAGCCCTTGCGTTAGCAAGGGCAATTAGGTTTAACCCCACATACGTACACCCATTGCTGGACGAATTGCTGAATATCCATAAAGAATATCAACACGGCATGGTAGACGATCGTTATTAATATCGTACTGACGCACGATACGCATAGAAATACCGTTATGCACTTGACGTGAAGCCATATCAACACCTTGTGGCAATAACAAGTCAGCAGAAGCAAAAGTAATCGCATCTTTGTGATAGATTAAGTTTTGTGCGTACTGAGTAGCAGAACCACCTAAGAAAGTTAATGTAGCGCTTGATGCAGGGAATGAATCAATTGTTGCTAAAGCGTTAGTTGATGTGTACATCGCAGGAGATACAGTCAATGTAGCAGTAGTAGTAGAAGAAACAGTTACAGGAATTGTTACTACAAACTGTTGCAATGAACCTGTTGACTGACGAGTCTGTGGGTTAACCGCATAAACACCAGAGATAGTAAACACGTCACCGACGTTGAATGTTGGTGAACCGCTTGTAAAGCTGATTGCTAAAGTAGTTGCGCCTTGAGTAGTTACTGTAGTTGCAACGATTGGTGCAGTTGGAGTTGTACCAGTTGTGTGCTGAACAATTGACTGGCTCATGTTGATTTCATCAAAGCCGAGTACGCCTTCACCCATCATACCGTTCTTAAATTGACGGCTGATTGTGTCTGTTGGATTGAACAAACCTTTCATACCTTCAACTAAACCAGCGTTAGCGGCTGGGTTAACAGTTGCGTAGCGTGGTGACATTACAGCGGCTGCTTCGTTTAACTTCTGTTGTGCTTGTAGCAACACTAAAGAAGTAGAAGGAGTTGTGCCTGGTGTACCGACTGACTGATAAATTGCTTTGTAGCTGTTTGCTACGTCAGCATCAACAGATGAAGCCAATTGTGAAATACGTGGCTTGAGAACACGTTCAGCAAAGTCATCTAACTGCATTGTCAATTCAGCAGAGGTGAAGTTAACACCAATGTGCTTTTGGCTAGATACAGTCAAAGTTGTGTACTGTTCGTTGTCATCTTGAACTTGGAGAGCAGCGCCATCAGTTACTAACGCTCTGTCCGGTAGACGGATACGGAGTGTTGAACCAATTTTTGCGCCTTCGACAGCGAAACTATCGTCATATTGACGATTTACGTTACGAGTTAATACGAGATTGTTTTCTAGGATCTCAAGAGATTTTCTTGTGATCATATCAATCGTTAAAATGCTATTTGCCATGATAAATCCTTTAAAAAATAATAGTTAGCGTTTTCGTTGCGCTTCCCACTTTCGCACTTGACGTTGGCGTTCGGCTTCAATCCATTCTGACGTACTCATTGTTTTTAATGAACGAGGGTCAGTTGTATCTAATGCCGGTGATCCAGAGGATCTAGCCGTAATCGGTGCGATAGGTGCAGGCGCGTTCGATGTCTTTTTTACAGGTGGATTGTCGCTTAATTTTGCTTCAATCTTCCCTAATTCTTTGGCTTGTTGGAGTGGCGATAAACGTGAAATACGATCAGCTTCTTTCGGATTAGACCCTAGGTAATAAGCCATGTCGGGACCAACTTCTGATGCTTGAATCGTTTGAGCCATCGCGTCGGTGATTGGTAGTTTGGGGTTGTAGGCGACTTGTTCAAAGTCATCATACTTAGACCTAGCTTCTTCTTCACGTTCGTGGAAAGACTCAATAATCTCAGACTGCTGCCTAGCTTGTTCACGCCTAGCGAGTAGTTCTTCTGCCTTCCGTTCTGCTAAGACTTCAGCATATTCGTCTGGTGAATTGAAATTCTCAATCGGCGGGATTTCTACTAGGGCTTTTCGGGCTTGTGACTCTTGTACCCTTGCTGCCTGTTCTCTTTCCCATTTACGTTGTTCTCTAGCAAGTCGTTTACCAATTGCAGCATCTAATTCTTCTTGTGTAAAGGTCTTAGATTCTGTTACTGGCGTTTCTACTTCCGGCGCTATTACTTCAGTATCAGGTGTAGCCGTTACTTCCTGTTCTGGCGCGGGTACGACCGCTTCTACTATTTGTTCATCAGACATTTCATTGTTTCCTTAGAAACCCCGATGTATTGCATCGGTACAATTACTACAAAATATATTCCTTAAATTATGACTTGTCAAGCGTTTAGCTAAGTCTAATAAATTTCTTACTACCAATAGAATTAGCAACGATAAAAGTAGCGGTTTGACCTGAAGTTAAAGTTACGGATGATCCACTCGCCATAATGGTTGCGTCTATTACAGTAGAACCTGAACCATTATTAACTACAGCAAATTTTTCCCCAGCAACAAAATAAAGAGTATTGGTATTATTAAATGTAATTGTTCCTGAAGTTTGACAAAATACATTCTGTGTTCTACGCAAATCAATATTATTTACACCAGACGGAGTTCCTGTAATATAACGCAAACCTGTTAACTGACGTATGCACGCTGGTGTTTCAGCCGCGCCAGTTTCGGTAATTTCCATTTTTCCACTGAAGTAATTGTTTCCATCAATAACAAAAGGTTGATATGCCCCACCTAATTGTGAATTTTGATATATGTCCCAACCATTAGTTAACGGCGCAAAACGGCATCCGGTAACAAGCCCTCCAATTACACCAGAACTAACATCCATATGAATCATAATTCCCGATGTAACCATGTAACAATTTTGAATTAATACATTGTACGCATCAGTTCCTGTAATATACAAACCATAACTATTGTTGCCAATAGTTCCTGTATCAATGGCAACAGACGAACCATTACTTTCCCAATAACAACCTAAAAAAGATAATTCTTCTGTTTTTCCAGTTATATATACACCGCCATAACTATTAGCATTTGCAGTATTATTACTTTCAAAATCGCAATTTAGAAATGTGTTAGATAAATTCCAACCAGTAAAATAAAATCCATTTTGAATAGAATTTACAAATCTACAAGTTATAAAACAATTAGCGTTAAAAGCGGCGGTAGTTGCGTCGGTATTTACATACAATGCAGTTGAACAAGTAGTAATTTCTACATTGATAAATGTAGATAAAATTAATCTGCCAGTAACATAAACACCAAGTTGAACTCCACTAACATAAACATTTTCAACAAAATGATTGTCGTTAATTGTGCTTACATTTGTTCCTTGAAACCAAATTCCTGTACAGCCTGTAAAGCTATTGGGATTTAAAATACCTAAATTTTCAATCGTGCAATGTTGTTTAGCAACAGATGTTGCAGAAATAATGATAACAGTAGCATTATTACCTGTTGGTGTTAGTGTGGTTTCTCCCCTAGCACCTTCTCCATAAATACGTTGACCTGTAGCTAAACTAAATCCACACTTATAAGTTCCTTTAGGTACAAAAATAGATTTTCCAGTAGCTACGGCATTAGCAAAAGCTACACTGTCATCTGTTGTTCCATCACCTACCGCACCAAAATCTTTAACGCTTACAACTTCTGCCAACTTCTCATTAATAGGTCGATTAACTGCTCCTGTTGGTGTAGAGCCACCGTTCATTAAATCAAATTTAGGTATTAGTGTTGTCATTTTTTATCCTTAAACTGAACTAGCAACTACTGTGCCAGAAACATAACAAACTACTTTTCCTGTTGTATAGCCAGATGTTAATGAATCATAAATTGCTGCTGAAGTAGTTGAATCATAAACAATTAATCTTGCACCTGTATTTTTAAAATAAAAAGTATTAGTTGGTAAAAAGTTAGATGATTGAATATAAATATATTGAACGCCTGTTCCACCTGTATTGGTTATAACTCTACCAAAGTAAGCTGAACTAAAATTAAGATTAGATGTAATGTTTAAAGATGTTAAATCAGGTGATGTTAAAGTAATAAAACTTGTTCCTGCTGAATTATCAACAAAATCATGCGTAGTTGAATCTGTTCTACTATTAGTTTGGTTATCCCTTAATATAATATCTACTTCAGTAGAGTTACAAGTTGCAAATGCTTGACTTGCTGTTAAACCCTCAATAATATTGTTGCTAAATGTGATTTGCGTAACATTTGAAAAATAAATTGGTATTCCAGAAGTTATAGAAGTAATACGATTTGACATCATTATAATTCTTTGAGAACCACTTACAAAAGAAAGTGATCGAGTTGTTCCACCATCAATTCTATTTTGAGATAAGAAACAATCTAAAGCACCTTCAATCTGTAGTGGTATTGGTGCAACACCTCTAGATGGTGAATAAGATGATATGTAATTACCTGTAAAAACAAATGCACCACTAGAAACTACATCAACAAAAGGATCGGTTGTTAGCGCAGTTGTATCTGCATTGTCATATCCAAAATAATTAGAATCAAAATTACAATCTGCACCTCTTAATGTAATTTTTACTTGATTTTGAAAATTATTGTTTGAAAAATGAACACCTGTTAACAATAAATCAAATAATGGAATATTAACTAAATAACAACTTTCAACTAAACTAAATGCCCAACTTGTAGTTCCTGTTCTACTTAAAAAATTTTGAGTTCCATTTCTTGAACCTTGTATTGACATGTTTAATAAATTAAATATGGAATAACCTGTTCCAGAACCATTACCAATACCATAAAAAATATTAGATGCAGTTGATACTATTTTTGATGAGCCTGGATACAATCCAGAATCACCTTTTAAAGTAACATAATCACGCATTGTTAATGTTGATGTTACTTTGTAAGTTCCTGTAGGAAAATAAACTGTTGCTCCATTTACTGTTCCAGCATAATTAATTGCATTTTGTATGGCAGTTGTGTCATTTGTAGTTCCATCACCTATTGCACCAAAGTCTTTTACGCTTACAGATTCACGAAGTTTAGCTTGCACGTTGGTTGTTACTGCGCCTGTACCGCCTTGGTTGTAAGACACGTTAACAGAGTTAATGACGTTGGTAGCAACAGAAATTGCGGTAATTGCGTCTACTACATCGCCTACGTTTAAGCCTGTTAGGAATGTAAATACTGTTGTCGAAGTTTCAAGGTAGTTTGTGCCTGCAACTTGTTTTGATCCATTGACATAAATAGCTAAATTATTGGTCGCAGGAGTGTACTGTTTACCGCCCGTCAAAGTAAAGACTGTTTGCCCTTGCGTTGCAGTAAATGTTTGTTCTTGGAGTGAGTAATTAATAAAATTGGAGTTAATACCAATAATGTTATCCCAAGTAGCAATTTGAACATCGTTGCTATCTTTTAAAACAAATTTATAGCTAATACCATCGGTTAACCATATTTCACCACTATCAGCGACGCGTCCCGCAGCGTTAAGAATAATTGGGTTAGAGTTAGCAACAAAACCTGAGTTGCTAGTGTAAGTGACGGCTGGCGTAGTTGTGCCAGCTAAATAAGTATAAAGCTTACCGCCGGTTAATACGTTGCCACTATTGTCTAAAAATTGCGCAGCAACACCGCCCACAGGAGAAAGATTAACAGCCATAATTATGCCCACACTCTGATTGGATTAGTTGGAGTAACAAGATAAGGTTTTAATGGTTCAATATTCTCATCATCTAACAAACGAATATTTACACCATAATTAGGTGGTGGATAAGGAATTGGAACATAATCTTCAGGAATTGGCTCTGGTGGTCGCTGATAAACAGTACCAATTACACTAATATTTTGATAATTTGGAGTCATATACGACTCGGTTTTAACTGTTTTAGTCGGTTTGCCAGTTTTACCTAGCACATACTCAGTAGGCACGATGGTATAAAGAATCGGTAAAGATTCGGCTTCGTCTGTAAAGGCTAAGTAGATGTCTTGCATAATTATGTCGTGAGGGCTATTAGTTGAGGGGAAGTTAACGCAGTTGGGTAGTAAACTATTTTCTTAATGTATCCATTAATTCCACGGAAACCATATGCAGAACCAAAAAGTCCAGTTCCTATGGCTAAAGTAGAAGCTGACAAATTAGGATTTGTAAAAGATTGCGTTGCTTGTCCATTAACAGTAAACAAAGAAGATAAACTTGGGATTTGATAGCTATATGCAATTAAAGCGCTACTTGCATTGATTATGTACCCTGAAACTAATCCTGCGCCAGTAGGATTATATAATTTACAAGTGCCTTGTCCAGCAGTCCCTAGAAAAATGTTTTGGTCTTGTATAAAACTTTGGACAACACCTGAAGTTTGTTGAGAATTTCCACTAAAAAAATAAGTCCCCTGTGTAGCGTTATACCAACTAGAGAAATTTGTACCCGTCATCGAAGCATTATCCGCAGCCCGAGTTACTTGAGCAATTGTTGTGGGGATATAGGATGTAGGGAATGTGAGGGCTTCTAGTTGTGCGCCCCAAATGTACGCAGACTTTTCTGTGCCAACATAACTTGTATTTGGTATTGCTTGTGCAGCAGTTTCGCCAATTGTTACTATTAAATATAAATATCCTGCTGCTGGATAAATTGTGCATCTATACCACCCATTACCAACAGGTGTAATAGTTGCGGTTGCGCCTGAGTAAGTATTTACTATCGCCCCCGATGATAAATTAAATACAGCTCCATCTGTACCAGAGCCACTTAAACCAATAAAATTAGCTGTATTGGCTTTTGCATAAATTGATCTAACACCAGTAACAAAGCCACCACCACCAAATACCCAATATATCCTATGTTGAGCATTAGCAGTTGTATTTGTAATTAAATTACCTGTTGTCGTTCCATCAGGTGCAGTATTAGCTGCACTAGTAATTGTAGCCCCATCTTTAACCCAAATTACATTACTAAAATCTTGACTATAAGTCACTAAATTTGTACTTGATTGTTCAATCAACAAACCTAGTGGTGCTAAGGTGGATGGATTATAGTCAAATCGGGCTTCATTAATTGCTGCGGTAGATAGCACACCACTAGAGTTGTAATAAGTGCCTGTTGTGCTTCGAGTGAAGGTAATACGAGAATCAAGTGTGCCTGTTCCCGCAAAGTCGAGGGTTAAAGATGGTTGTGGGCCGCGTGATTGGATAGATTTAGACAAAAAACTACTGATGTTGCCGATTCCAACGGCTACACCAACACGGTCGCCAATGCCCCAACTCATCGAATATTAATCGGTTTAGCGTAAGCTACACCGGCAGTAGAGATTTGCAGAACACTCACACGCCAAGGCTCACCTGATCCTGTTTGCGGTGCAAAAAATGGAATCGGAGTGTAAGCAGGTACTGGTGTGCTTGCGGAGGTAGCAGTTACCCCAACGCCGACAGCCACATACATATCCTGTGTTCCCCATACTAATACGCCTTGCGGTCCAGGCTTCCAAGTGGCTACTGTCGCAGCCGTACCGCTTGTAGATGCTGAACCGGCAGCGTATTCAGTGTCGGCTAGAGGTCTAAGAAATTCCATGTTTGTTCCTTATGCTAAAAAGCGTAATTTATACAGCGTTCTTAAATATAATTCAACAATATTGTCGATTAACTGCTGAAGCGGTGTGTCTGTCTTATCACAGATATCATATCTTGCTTCTTCTATTTCAGCAAGTTGTCCTTCTAAAAACTCAATGACATTGGTTGTTTTCTTTGCGGACATTAGGCTAATTGGCCCAATTAATCCATACCTGCCTTGATAGGTTTCGGCAAAATCGTCAGCCACATCAATAATATTTTCATAAAACTTCTGCAACGCCTTATGTTTGGCATAACTGCGGGTATTCAGATGCACACTATGCACCACATCTCTAGCCAAAAATAACATTCCTACAAAATCACATGCTTTCATTTGGCATCCCTTGCTGTGGCATCATCGGTTGTTCTTGGGGCATCTCACCTTGCATCGGTGGTTGCATTGGTTGCATTGGCTGTGCTTGCGACATCTGACCTTGTTGTTCATCTTCTTGCATATTCATTCTCATATCTTGTTGTGACCCAGAGATTAAATCGCCTGTATCAATCGCAGCGTGAATCGTACCCATCACAATGTCGTGAATCTGATCGGGCGTCATGGATGCTTGAACGGCGCTAATTCGTTTGGTTTCAGCATCGAACATCTTAATCTGCGCTTCGTAGTTCTTACGCTCAATCTCTTGCATCTCCATTGACTTGCTAACATTCTGAAGCATGGTGTGCATCTGTTCCATTTCTTGTGCCATGCCTTGCATTTGTTGCTGCGCAGCTTGCAATGCAGGGTCTTCATCAGAATCGGATAGCAACTTCGGATCAATTGTCTTTTGTAGGCGTTTAGCCATCTCTTGTGCGCCTGGCCAATCCATATTCTTTACGAACAAATCGCCTGCGACAGTCCATAACTGAGGATTGCCTTGCAGAATCTGTGCCATCGCATCCATTGCTTCTTGACGCTTAGTCATGTAGCCTGCACCAGTCGTAGCGACCACATCGTAAGTACCAACGGTAGGGTTGTAGATTTTTTCAATCACAACGCCTTGTTGGTCAACAATCTTTTTGACCGGCTCGGCTTGTTCTGGGTTAATCTTTGCCATTGACACTTCACCATCAACACCAATAATCCTAGCAATCCGTTCGGTGTCGTAAATCTTAGGGATAAGGTCAATTAATTGACGTGTAGCAAATCGAATCGCTTTTGTGAGATTGTCACCATAGTGGTAAGTACCGACATCCCCTTGTTTTTCTCTTGCAAGGATGGCTTTACCAGAACGCTCATTACTTGTTGCACCAAGGCTTGAGTCATATTGCCCTGTGGTTGACTTAATATCGTCACTAGCACCCATTTTGGCTTGAATCAAGCCAGTTTGTGCGAGTGGAGGTGCTGCGCGTTGTGGTAGTGGTAATGTTGCGCCCATACCATCAGTTACATCAGGATTTACTTCTAAATACGGCCAGTTGGTCGTATTAGCCGTTTTCCATTGGTTTTCATAGCCTTCAAATTGACCACCGTACCCAATAAATGGTGCTTTGGGTGCCAAAGCCAACATCTCAGCTTCTTGACTGACCCAATAGTTATACATTCTTTGGGCATCTTTAGCATTTCTGACTAAACCAGACACATAAATGCGACCATCGACTTCAAATTCATTACCAACTACGCGAATAACAGGAATATATTTACCTGCCCAATCTTGTTCTTCAAGGATTTCAAACCCATTGGTTTTCATCCATTTGACAACTTTAACATCAACAATTCGAGATTTAACAGGCTTTAAGCCCATCTCTTTCATCTGTTTATCTTCACGGCTACCATCAAAAAACGATTGATTGCCAGGGTAAAGGTTTAATTTCTTTGGTTCATGCACGTAGTAGAAATATTCTACGATACGAATGGTGTTTTCGTTAATCCATTGGCTTAGAGAGTCATCGCCAACACCTTGCGACATAATAGAAGTAATAGGAGAAGCGTTAGGAAATAGTCTTTCAAACTCAGACTTCTCCATATCTTCAGTAATGAAGCACCATCTTGCATCAGAACCGGCTGGGTCTTGAATCAACGGATCCATGTAGACGCTAAACGCGTTACGAATACGGCACAGTTTTAAATCTTGGTTAAACGACTCATCGTTGCAGTATTCCGTCAAAATACGGAAGTAACCTTCGCCGTAAACAACTTGGTTCTCACAAGCGGTGTCATAGACGACATCGGCGTCTGACATATACTCGATATGGCGTACCATACCTTCAAAAATTTCTGCTACTTCGACATCGCCCTTATCATCGGCAGGGATTACCTTGCCAGAGGGTCGGTTTTGTCGTTGTTCGTTGGTAATTTGCTTGACGTGCTGTGGCAACTTGTTGATGGTCAGACAAGGTCTAGCGTTAATTGTTTGTCCTTGGACTGATCCTCTAGTTGCTAGTACATCGGCAGGCCATTGCCACCCATTATCAGGCGACCCAGCATAAAAGCGTAGGTCATCTAGTTCATCTTCTCTTGATTCGGAATAAGCAGACATTGCCTGCTGAAAGCGATGACGCATCGTCGCTAAGACATCGCGTGGATCATCTTCTGATTTCGCACCGTTGGCTACTCGGCCAACAATTTCCATTGAGGAAGGATCAACTGCCATCTAATATCCCAATAATGTCTGGTTCTCTCATAACGAGCAAATCCTCGCCGTCTAAAGTTACCTTCTGCCCGCTGAACTCGCCGAACAAAACGTGTTGCCCAACTTCCACATTCATTGGCTCGATACCACCCTTGGGTAATCTCTTGCCTTCACCAATAGCGACAACTATACCACTAAATAATTTAGTTGTGGTAGGAATAATGATGGTGCTTGATAATTTTTCGTCATCTTGACGGATTAATACACAATTACTGAGTGGTCGCATTATTTCTTCATCTTCCCTTTAGACGTTGCAGCTCTTTTTACTGAATACGCAATCGCTACGCTTTGTTTAACTGGCTTGCCTGAATTTATTTCTGCTTTCACATTGGATCTGAAGGCTTCTTTGCTTGCTGATTTCTTTAAAGGCATGATTATTTCCTCTTTTTTGCAGTTTTTGCTGAATCTTTAAAATCTTTTGCTGTCGGTGCGTTTTTTGAACCTACTTTGTTCATTTTTTCGCCGCTACCCGCAGCTATCCTAGCCTGTTTTTTATGAATATTGGCATAAAGTCCTGGTTTAGTTGCCATTTAACAGTTCCAATTCTTAAGTGATGCTTTGGCGCGTGGTGCGTCGCCTTTAGCGTGTTTAACAACGCCTTCCATCCGAGCGCAGAACGATGCTTTACGACCTGCATCGGCTTTCGTCTTAGGGTTGGGAGCGGGTGCCTTGAGATTACTGCCATTTTTTGCGTTGTACTCGGCGCGGCCCTTGGCGGTCATGCCTGCACCTTTTTCGGTAGGGTTGTATGTTTTCCCTTTGCCGGTTGTTTTGTGCGCAATCGGTTTGTCGTGTTTTTTCGTTGCCATTATGACCCCATCCATGAGTTGATTGCTGAACTTTGTGATTGATAACTATTTCGTTTGATTATACTTTTATTTTCGCGGTGTGCAACAGGAAATGCAAATGTCAGACAGATAGCATCGGCAGCATCCGGCGACGCTAATCCTCTAGCTTTCATGTCTTTCTTACTCTCCAAGAAAATACTACCCTTGCTATCCGGCTTCATCAGCGGGCTAATCAGGTCACTTTTCAGATACTTGTCGCTCGGTATGCTTGCCGTTTTGAGCCATTCCTTCATGTTGCCCCACATCTCAGCACGCTTGTTGCCGTACATCATCGGATTTTTTGCTTTATTGCCAAAGTTTACACCCTTAATCTTGTACCGTTGTTCTTTCAGACGGTCGACCACGCCAGCACCGAGTCCACCTTCATCCACGCAGACCATCGCTGGTTGATACTGCTCGATGGCTTCAATCACATAACCAACTACCGTCATGGTATCGTCGCCCTTGTACCGTTTAATCTCCACGATGTCACGCCCTTGTCTGACAGCAATAACTGTCGAGTCCGAGCCAAACCTTGCAGGGTCTACACCAATGGTAATCGGCGCTGAGTCATCCTTATGTTTGGGGCGTTTCATCGCTTCATCTACTAGACTGACTGGTATAAACTGATCGTCACCTTCTGATGGAAACTGTCCATACACCTCAACGTTGGCTTGGTACGAATCAGCCCCATATTCTTCAATAATCTGCTCATACACATTCTTGTCAGTACCTTCAACTTGCCTAGCGTCGATGTTGCG